GCTTCTACTACGTCTGGATGTTCTCCAATACCTGCAGCATTTCTAGTATATACCATTACGTTTGCTTTGGCTACTTCAATTTCACCTTCTAGTTTTGCTTTAAGAGCTACTAATAAATAATTCATGCTACAAAATCCTCCCCTGGATTCCAACTACAACCAGTAAGACCACCTGCCTTTAGTGCTTGTAAAGTTCTTAATACTTCATCAGCATTTCTACCAGTATCTAATGCATTAACTGATACATGCTGAATTACTCTATTTTTATCCATGATAAAAGTTGCCCTATAACAAACCCCTTCCTCTGCATTAACAATTCCTAACTGAGAAGATAAATCTAATCCACAATCTGCCGCTAGGGTATGTTGAATATTTCCAATGAGTTCATTAGATTGTTTCCAAGCTAGTTTACAGAATTCATTATCTCCTGAAATACCAATTACGTTTGCCTCATCTACTAATTTATCCATTCCAGCAATTTCTGTGGGACAAATAAAGGTGAAGTCTTTTGGATAAAAGTAAATTACTGACCAATCATGCTTTAATGGTTGATAATTTTCTTCTACTTTTACATTTACAAGCTGATTGTCTTTATCTACACCTTGTAAATTAAATGGTGGGAATTCACTCCCTACTCCTAATATATACATTTTTTCCTCCTATTTTCCGAATACATTTTCCATGCGTTTTTCTTTTTGATACTGTTTAATAGTATCCCATAATTTATCAGTCCAGTTATCTCTGTGCTCGATAAAAACTTGTGGGTCCTCATTATCTACTGCAATCATAATTACAAGTTGAGTAATTGGCATCCCTGTTCTTTCTTCCCACATAATTGCATACGCTGCACATTGTAAGAAGTAACCAGTAATCCATTCTTTCTTTTTAGGCTTACGTGATGTTTTATAATCAATGATAGAGTTTACCCCATTCCATACACCAACACAGTCTACTCTACCAGCGAGTTCTAAGTGTTGTGAATATAAAGGTGCCTCTTGAGAATAAACTTTATTTAGGTTATTATCTAATATAGATTTTACATCTTGAAAGGATTGGATAATATGTGGCATATAACCTTCGGTATAGTTCGGGTCATTATCTACATACTTTTCAAGTATTGCGTGGACGGCTGTACCTCTGCTAGAGGCAACTCTACTAATCTTGTTTGCCTCTTCTTCACCTACTCGCGCTCTCCACGCTTGTATGTGCTCTCTACTTAATATAGAAAGTACAGTTGTAACACTGGGGTACTGTTTACCGTCCGGCGTCTTATATACCCTTCCTTTCCCTTCGGAAGTGGTCGCTTTTAAATCTTCATAACCTAAGTCAACTGGTTCATGTATAAAGTTCATAATTTTCCTTGATCGACCAAATCTTTGGTCATTAAGAAATCTCTAACTAAGCCTGATCTTACAATGTCTTCCCATGTAAAATCAATAATGTCAAAGTATTTCATGTGTTTAAGAATATATAGAAAGCCATTTAAACCTTCTTTATCTTTCTCCGTTCTAAAGTCTGATTGATAATGATCTCCACATACTACTAACTTTGTATTGTTACCAAGTCTTGTAATAATGGAACATAATTCGTGGTAGTTACAGTTCTGAGCCTCATCAATTATAACAATTGCATTCTGAATAGTTAAGCCTCTTATATAAGATGTAGTAAGATATTCTATTGCTTTATTATTAATTAACTTATCCCATGCTCCTGTTTCTTCAAAGAGTTCATCAACGATAGCTTTATATGGTGCCTTATAAGCTTCTTCTTTCTCTTCCTGAGTCCCAGGTAAGAAGCCCATATCCCTAGTAGGTACTGCTGATCTTACATATATAATTTTTTCATAGGCATTAGATTTATCTAATACTTCTTCTAATGCAAGATAAGATGCAATAAATGTTTTACCTGTTCCTGCAGCACCTATGAGTGCCAGATGTTGACCTGACTTATATGATTGAAAGGCCTCTTTTTGATTTGCAGTAAGAGGTTCTCTTGTATGTAGATGTTCCAGTCGCAATTTATTTGGCCTAAATTGTGTACTCATTTAGTTCGAATCCTATGTTTATCTTTGGGCGGCATACCCGATTTAATTCTATCCTGTACTTCTTTCCAGCCATCTCCTGCTTTAGAAAGTGCACCTTGTGTTCCCTTACTGCCAAGTTTAGGTGCTGTTAAGATAACTCTTTTAAGTTCTGGATTTTCTTTTAAGAAATCATCATACTCCGATAAAGAGATATTGAGTTCTTTTACTTCTCCAGTCTTTATATTTTCAAAATCATATAGAGGCATAATTAAACCACCCCGGCACTTGTCTTTTAGTCCATTCCATTTTGAATCTCTCTTGTTTTGTTTTGTAAAATGCACGGTAAGATTTTACTGGATCTTCAAACATACATTCTGGATTAGAACCCATGGCCAATTTAAATGGTGTATAATCTGCCATAGGAATATTTTTTGGTAGTAGTCCTAGCTCTAGGCCTAGTAACTCTTCTGTTTTGTGTATCTTACCATATCGGTAAGTATATTCTCTACATAAGGCCACAAAGTGTTCGTAATGCCATCTGTAGTTGGAAGAGGATTCTCTAGTCCAAACAGTGCATGGATGGTTCATATGTACTGCCTTGTACAATAGATTTTCTCGGTAACCATCTAGTTTCCAATACTTTACGTTTGTCTTACCTGACTTAGACTTTCTTGTTTCTATAGTACCATCAAGCATTCTGTGCACTGTAGATAACATCTGTGCTGATTCTACAATCATCTTGACCACGTGTTTATCGCACTGATCTTGTGCTGCTTTGATAGGGTCTTCGTTTAAAATAAATATATTCATAGTATAATTTGGTTTACTTTCTTCTTTATATGAGTACTATTATACTACATATCCGATAAAAAGTAAACCCCTTTTTAAAATTAATTTCGCAAAGGGGGTCACTTCATTAACCTCCTACTTAACTGGCTTGCTGCATAAATCGAATTGTTTCTGTTATATAATCTGCTTTCTTTTGCATCTTATATGCTAGATCCGATTTACCCTTCTTTAATAATCTCTTCTGATAGTATAATGTCTCTCGCTTATCTCGCTTTAGACGTTCAATTTCTTTACTCATAAACAGCTCCTTTAAATAAGTTGAAATTAAAACCATCATATAGAACACTCTACTTTGTTATCAAACCAGGAAACGTGTCCTGACAAAGTTTCTTCGTGACGCCAGTATATTTCATTTTCTTGTCTTTCGCTAATACCAACAATTTAGCTTCTGAAGCATGTAATGACTCCAATAGCTTAATGAACATTGATTCTCTTTTGATAGGGTTAACACCTCTACCGGTTGGGCCATTAAAGAAAAATTTAAAACTTCTATATTTCTTATGTAACCTGACCATTTCTTTTCCGATAGGTGCATCGTCTGCTTTATAAGGAGGAGCTCCTTTAGGTAACAAACACACGATAGAATCATCATAATTGATTCTTATAATATCCCTTAATGCGGGACTTTCATTTTGCCTAAGAAAGGCAATTCTTTCTTTTTTAGTTTTTAGTTTACTTGCTTTTTCAAACACTTCACTTAATAATAATTTCATTGTTGTAAAATTCCTCCACTACTTCAATCAATAATTTACATCTTTTCTTTATAAGATAATTTAGCACTTTCATCCTCATAGGAAGTTTTTGCTCGTTATAGTTATTTATAATACTTTTTTGAATGTCCTCAGGTATTTCAGTTAAGTCTATAAGTTTTTTATTACGTTGATAATTTCTATATAGCTCTTCTGGCATAATTCTTCTAAGGTCTTCTGCATTATTTATCCACTCATCAATTCTAGTTTGTCTTAGTGGAGTTTGTTTGGCACCTTCTGTGATAAAGGTGTTATCTGCAGATAATACATTGGGAATTCCATCACCGCCATCTCCTCTAAAGATATGATTCCAAAGATAAGTGATAGGAGCTTCATCTAATACTTGTTTCTTTTGAATTGGTGAAAACTGCTTTACATTTTTATATCTTTGTAACTGAATAAAATCTTTATCTGATGATATAATCATAACTGGTTCGTGTTGGCCAAACTCTTGGGTTTGCATAGCAAGTGTACCGATAATATCATCTGCCTCACAGCCTTCCATATGTAATACTTTATAAGGTAAGTTTTGGGAAATCTCTTCTCTAACTAAATTAAGTATTCTAAAGATTTCGTTCCAGTCTGTTCCAGTATCTTCACTTCTACCTTTTCTTCTATTGGCTTTATACTCTGGGAAATAATCTCTTCTCCATGTATTCATGCCGTCAGCACAGATCACCATTTGGCCGTATTCACCACGATACTTTTTATTGTACATTCGAATACTGTTTAGTATCATGTGTCTTATCATATCTTCATCATTTAATTTTTGCACTATGATGTTGGATAGTGCGATCTGACTATAATCAAGTAATATCATTATCTGTTGTATCTTCCTTAGCCAATGTGGCTTGCATTTTCTTAATTTTTATATAGGTATTATCCATATCTTTTTGGAGTTTATGGGGGATTTCAATATATCTAAGTAACATGGCATATATCATATTGACAATTACAAAAGCATCTCTACTCTCACCATACTGTTCATCTTCTATATCGAATCCTTGCAACCAGCCATAGTCCATATATTCTATTTCTGCGGCCATTTGGTGCACTAGATGTTGTGCAATCTCTATAGATTCATTGGATAGAGTATCTACCAAGTCCTCGTGATTACCACTTTCATCTTGTTTAATTTCTTTTCCTGTCGGAAACTGTATTAACTTTCCCATAATAGATATATTATACTACAAATCCTTCTGCTTGTAAAGTGTTTTTTATAAGTTTTTTACTGCATTACCGCCTAATCTTATCTGAATAATACCATTATAGTAATCATCAGTAAGTAATACATCGCGGTCAAACTGTTCTTTGGCCTCTAAGTAAGCACATTCGCCCTTGGTTTTACATAGATGGATGATCTCTCTGGTAAAGTTATCTTCTCCATACTTATCTATATCCTCTTGCAGATGTTTACTGGATCCCCAATACTTTCTCCAATCTGATTCGACCAAGAGTTTCTTACGGCGTTTTCTTTTCTTTGTTATGGGTAGAGTTTTCTGACTCCAAAAGAACTTCTTTCCAATATACTTCTGGTCTGTTTTCTT